AAAATAATAAATAACAAATAGTAAATAACAAATAGTAAATAACAAATAGTAAATAACAAATAGTAAATAACAAATAGTAAATAACAAATAGTAAATAACAAATAGTAAATAACAAATAGTAAATATTTTTATAATAATAATAAAAATATTTAATTAAATATAAATCCTAAATACTTCTTATATATTCCCATTTCAATATTTTACAAATTCCCTTCCAAATTTTATCTTGTTGATGCAATTTTTCTCTACTTTTTAATAATGGAAAACATGCTTTATATTGATCTAATTCTAGAAGTTCAACAAATTTATGCAAAACGTAGGAATATGATAAAAAATTTTTGCGATTCTTAGGACATACCTTAATAAATGGTTCCTGTATTTCTTTAAACATTAATCTCAATTTAGCTTCAACTTGCGAACTCATAATTGGTGGCGGTAGACCATTTAATCTATTTATTATATGTGGTACATGTTCATAATATTTATTTAATCTCAACTTTTTCAAATATTGTCTAATTTTAGTATTTGTTAAAGTTGCCATATTTTCTCTTCTTTCTTTTTTTAGTTCTATAACAATTTTATCAAAAACTTCTTGTGGGATATCAGTAGATTCCTTGGCTTGAAATTGTGCTAGCCATTCATTAAAATGATTAATTCTTTTATATGCAAAATAACTTATTTCTGGCGGTGGATCTTTGTAACTTGGTTTATCAGAATCTATCAATATATAAGTAACATTACCACATTTTTCACATATCATACAACCATCAGATTGTTCTAATGTCAACTCATTATTACATGTACTGCATTTTGTATAATCCATATATGTTTTATTAGAATTTACAAAATTATCATCTGTGATTTTCATATATGAATTTAATAAATTAGCTCTATTAAATTTTTTACCTGAAACATAATCACTTATTTTAGATATTTTAACCTGTTTTGTTTTTTTTTTATTTGGATTAAAAAAATCTAAAACGTTTTTATTAATGTCAATTGATTTATTTTCATCATTAACTTTTTTTACATCATTATCATTATTTTCTAAATTAGTAGGTGATATTCTTTTTACCTGATTTGATGATTTTTTTAATGTATCATAATATTTATATAAAATATGACCTGTATTTAATAAATAATCATTCATTTCTCTATTATTTTCTAGATCATTAATCTCTTCTTTTATGTCACTAATAAGATTTTTTAATTCAAAAAATCTATTAAATTGATCATTCGACATATCTTTCTTAAGAATCTTATTTAAATTGTCATACTCAATAACATTATTATCATAATCACTTTTTAATTGTGGTAATTTTTTTTTATCCTTTTTAAAATTTTTTATATAATTATTATGTCTTGCATCTAATGTAATTCTATTATCTTTAATATGAACCTTTTTGGTTCTATGTTTAAACGTTGACATTAATAATTAATAAAATAATTATATCTTTAAATAGGAATATAAATTCGTCCAATAATTTGTCAAAGAATATAATAGATTTATATATATGAGTTCTGAAACTACAAATATCCAAAAAATGATATTTATATATAATTCTGTAATGTCAGGATGGACTGTAAAAAAAATTGATAATGATAATTTTGAATTTACAAAAAAATCAAATTCAAATATTATAAAAGAGATAAATTTAGAAGATTATTTGCAAAAATTTTTAAATTATAATTTAACAATTGATAATATTTATAAAGACGGACTATAATAATTTAGTTATTTAAAAAAACGCACTTAATTAATAATTTAATTAATAATTTAATTAATAATTTAATTATTAATTAATACTTTAAGGGCCATATATAATTTAAATTTTTTAAAATAATTAATTTATTAATTAAATGAGATTTTTAATAAAATACTTTAAGGGCATAATATATTGACTAATTAATTAATTAATTAATTAATTAATTCGTAAAATTTTTTTCTTAGTATAGTATATAAATAATGGGAGGAGGATTAATGCAATTAGTAGCTTATGGCGCACAAGATATTTATCTTACAGGTAATCCACAAATTACCTTTTTCAAAGTTGTCTACCGCAGACACACAAATTTCTCAATGGAATCCATTGAACAGACCTTCAATGGACAGGTCGATTTTGGTAAAAAAGTTACTTGCACTATATCTAGAAACGGTGATTTAATTCATCGCGTATACTTGCAGGTCACTTTACCAGAGGTTGAATGCGGAGAAGGTTGCTCTGCATGCTTTCGCTGGGTCAACTACATTGGTCACGCACTTATTAAGAACGTCGATGTCGAGATCGGTGGACAGAGAATTGACAAACACTACGGTGATTGGCTCAATATCTGGAATGAACTTACCCAGGAAGCAGGACATCAAGTAGGTTATGACAATATGGTTGGTAATACAATTGCATTAACCGGAACTGGATTAAACAAAGCTGAGGCAACTACTTTATATGTCCCACTTCAATTCTGGTTCTGCCGCAATCCAGGTCTTGCACTTCCATTGATCGCACTTCAATACCACGAAGTTAAGATCAATCTTGAATTCCGCCCAAAGAATGAATGTTTTGTCACCGCAAACCCAGATTCCCTAGGATCATGCACTTCTGGATCTGGTTGTGTTGTATGTGTTCCATCCCTTGAGGCTGGTTCCCTTTACGTTGACTACATCTACCTTGATACTGATGAGCGCAGACGTTTCGCACAAGTCTCACACGAGTATCTCATTGAGCAGCTTCAATTCACTGGTGATGAATCCACACAGAGCACTAATGTTAAGGTTAAACTCAATTTCAACCACCCATGCAAAGAACTTGTCTGGGTTGTCCAACGTGACGATGTTATCAACAACGGCTGGAATCAGTGGAGCAATTACACTGATGATTATGATGATGATATGACATGGAATAAGGATCACACACAGAATCATTTTGGTTTGTATAGCAATGTTGAATCAGGACACGCTGCACAGTCATTCCCATTCCACCACGATTCTCATGATTCGGCCGCAACTACACTTAACGCACAGTTAGCAGGTCACGGTGCCAACTTCCCACTCGGATTTGGCCCAGGCCCACTTTCCAACTCTGGTGCACCAACCAACTTCTCTGCACTCACTACCGCAGGTCAGGGTGCAGATCACGCAGGTCTTGGTCCACTTCGCGCAGGCCGTAACCCAGTTGTTCGCGCTAAGCTTCAGCTTAACGGTCACGATCGTTTCTCTGAGCGCCTTGGTTCATACTTTAACCTTGTTCAGCCATACCAGCATCACACCAACGTACCAGCCACTGGTATTAACGTATACTCATTCGCACTTAAACCAGAAGAGCACCAGCCATCCGGTACATGCAATATGAGTAGAATCGATAATGCTGTCCTCCAGCTTCAGCTTACCCTCAAGGCAGCCGGTCAGGTCAACCAGGACGGTCCATCCCACATGGGTAACGGTGGATACCCACAGACATCTGCCGGTTCCAAGATTCGTGTCTACGCAACCAACTACAATGTCCTCCGTATCATGAGTGGTATGGGTGGTCTCGCATACTCTAACTAAGCGCATAACTTTATATCTGAACTTTTTAGTCTAACTATTAACTTAATATAAATCATTATCAATGATTATGATTTATAAATTGAATTATAATAATACCACTATTTATTTTGGATTATCTAGGAAATAATTATTTTATTGACTTATGTTTACCGACATACTAAAAACAAAATTTTTATCAACATTAAGAACTGGAAATCATGCAATGGATATGATATTATCAGCAATAGTATTTTCATTTGTTACTAAATTAGCAAATTACAGACATCATTTATATAATTACATATTATATTTACTAAGATACTATGTTCTTAGGAAGAACAATTTTTTAAATTTTTATGCTATTGAACATATTAAGGAAAGTTGTGTTGGGAATTTATTTGAAAGAAAGATTTATCCTACAACAATACTTAGCTTAATACATTATATAAATAATAATTGTAAATATAATACAGAAATTAATTCCAAAAGAGAAATAACAAAATCCGGTATGAATGTTGTTAGATCAAGAAATAATTATGATCATGAAATAGATCAAAATGTTTCAAGTGATTTAGTAATTTATTCAATTGATCAAGAAGATTATTTCAAAATAAATGATAATATCTATTGTGAAATTGTAACTGTTGAACCTGATTATGACAGTGGATCTACACAAGAAAGTAGGTCAAAAGGTTATACTAGACATATAACATATAAGGTATTTTCAAATACATTACCAATTTGTGAACTAGAAAAATTTATGAATAAATGTGTAACTAAATACAAAGAATATACAAAGGATTTAACACGTAATAACCAATATTATTTTACATTTAGGGAACTAGATGATGATTTAATACTATTTGATGAATTTAATTTTTTATCAAATAGAAATTTTAATAATATTTATTTTGAAAATAAAAAGGAAATTCTAGAACAACTTAATTTTTTTCTAGAAAACAAAGAATGGTATGATTTGCATGGAATACCACATACACTAGGATTATTATTTCATGGATTACCAGGCTGTGGTAAAACTTCTACAATTAAAGCAATTGCCAATAAAACTAGAAGACATATTATAGAAATACCATTATCTAGGGTAAAATCTTATCAAGAGTTACTTAATATTTTTAATACAACTGAAATCAATCAAAAAGAGATTCCAATTGATCAACGAATATACATATTTGAGGATTTTGATTGCTTACTTGATATAGTTCAGAGTAGGGATAATAATAAAGAAACTACTGTAAAAAATAAAAATGAACCACAAAATCAGAAATTAGATCAAATATTATCACATTTATCAACAGATGATAAGAATAATTCTAGTAAATATAAAAAAAATAATTCAGAAAAGGACGGTTTAAAACTTTCACATATTTTAAATGTGTTTGATGGTTTATTAGAAATGCCTGGAAGAATTATTATTATTACTACAAATCATCATGAGAAAATTGATAAAGCACTACTTAGACCAGGAAGAATTGATAGGAAGATTGAATTCAAAAAGTGTACATCAAATATTTTGAAAAAGATTACTAGTGATTTTTTCATTAGTAGTCTTAATAACAGATTATTTACTGATAAAGAAAAGGTAATTTTTAATAAAAAAAATAATTATTATACACCAGCTGAATATATTCAATTATGTATTAAATATAAGGGTTCTTATGATGAACTGTTAAATATACTTGATAATAACTAGAAATACAATTAATAGTATTATAATACTATATAATAAATAATATTATAAAAATATTATAAAATATTATAATTGACCCTGCCTTTCAGCTTTCTTAATCCTTTTAATTAATGCTTTTTGATGTTTTTTCATATTTAATCTAGGCCAACATACACGACATCTTCCTCTTTCTTTATCTTTACATCTACACAAGCTATAATAATCATAATATCCATCTTGTTCACACAGTTGTGGACTATATGCTTTTTCCATTCCTCTGTTTTCACAATATGTATCTCTTGTTGGATACAAAAATCTATTTGTATATTGTTCTGCTACTGGAAACAATGATGCTAATAATAATAAAACAATTGCCGCAATTAATACTTTATTCATATAAAATATACTAATATTTTATTTGCTTTTATAATTAATTATAAATATTTCTTATAGATTTCTTATAGATTTCTTATAGATATATTTCATATATCCTAACATGATCAGATACCCCTTTTAAATATTTATCTGTTATCTTTTTACATATATATCTTTCAATTAATCTTATTTTAGTCCTAAATATATATTTTATTTCATTTATTATATCGATTGTATTTAGAATAGGACCCCAATTATACTTGCATAATAGATTATGACAACATAAACACGTTCTATTAGTTATTTTATGTAGATCATCATAAAATAATCGCGATGATCCAAAATATTCAATAATATTTTTATTA